AGCTTCTTCTATTGATATTACTCAAGCCGGAAGAGAAAAAAGAAATTCTGACGCTCGGTGAACGGTATTTCAGCAAGCCTCCGAAAGGGCTCGACGGCAATTGGTACATGACCGATATGTTCAAGAAGTGGCTCAAAGAAAAGGGCCACAGTAACCCTGATTGGTTTAACAAGGAGTAAAACAAATGCAGACAATTATAGTAGATATGACACCAGGCTATAGGATGCCGACAATATACTTTAGCCAGGGCGACGTTGGAACACAGTTTGCCATTGATCTTCGCTCAAGGTTTGGGGATTCTCTTCCAGCAAGCCCAACGGTCACGATCCAGGCGACGAAACCATCAGGATTTGGCTTCACTGTTGCAGCGACATCATTAACAAATGGAGTCGCAGTATTTACAACGACAGCTGAAATGACAGACGAAGCGGGGCGCTTTCCTGCTGAGCTGAAAGTCGTTAAGGACAACGTGACGCTTTTCTCAGCGAATTTTGGCATGGAGGGCGAAGCAAATACGCATCCGGCGGGGACCATTGATGGTTCTCAGGAAACGGTTATCCCTGAGCTGACACAGCTTGTGGAAAGGGCAGAGGATGCAGCATCGTCAGTGCTTGACAGACAGACGGTGACGAATACACTCCCAGCCGGATCTCAGGCGACCTATTCGTTTGATGAAGGCACAAACACACAGACATTTGGTATCCCTCAGGGCGAAGCCGGTGCTGGTGCTGCGGGGGTCGTGGCAAGTGCGTATAGCTCATCAAATACATACGCAGTCGGTGACTATGTAATCCATAACAGCAATCTTTACAGATGCACAACGGCTATCACAACGGCTGAATCATTCACTGCAGCGCACTGGACTCAGGTAGTTCTGGCTGACGATGTTTCTGACGTAAAGAGCGAAATAAATGAGTTGGACACATACTTGGAATATCCTAAAACCAAAATAATTCATCAAGCGTCAATCAGCGGAAGTGGTGTTGTCCTTGAAGATGAAACATACGATATGTTCTGTCAAGAGATACTTACATCAGACGCTATGACAATAGCCATTACAAGTGGCTCATTTGTTTATGGCTTCTTCTCAAATGAGCCGAGCCTTGATAGTGTGTCATACAACTCCAGTCGTACATATTCAGGCTCATCAACTGCAAGTGGGGTTAGCGTCCCGTCGGGCGTGAAATGGATTGCTGTCAGAGTTCCTTTAGGTACAAAGGCAACAATTACTCCAAAGGTATCTCCAACTATAGAAAAGCTAATAGCAAGTAGCGATGCTTTTGACGAATATATTGAATTGCAAGGCAAACAGATAACCGCAAATAATTATGCTTCGCAACTGCCTGATGCGAACAGCGCAGACAACGAAGCGACTTATGTCCTTACTTTTGCGGCAGGTAGTACATCAATTCCTGCAAATCTGCCAGTATCCGTACTAACCGAATCTAATAGTTTTCTTACCTCAATAGGAGAGGGGAACTCATCAAAGGTGCAGTTTTTCGCTATGGGCGATGGTGTGTGGTATCGGTTCAAGGTAAACGCATCATTATGGTCGGACTGGGTAGAAGTTTCAAGAAAAAGAACTTTTCATGTTGGAACGGGTCAGCCATATACAACGATTCGTTCTGCTGTAGCCGAAGCAATTAAATATAATGGGACAACCGTATATGTTCACAGCGGAACTTATGACCTGTTAAGTGAGTTTTCTGATATTATTGCCGACTTCCCACAAGACGGGTATCAGGGCATAAAACTTGAAAACGATGTTCATTTAATTTTTTCGCCTAATGCAAAGGTTACATTTTTATATACGGGTAGCGATACAAACGTAAAACGCTACTTCTCTCCGTTCTTCTCGGGTGTAAATGGCGGCTTTATAATAGAGGGTCTAAACATCAAAGCCTCAAATTGCAGATATTGCATCCACGAAGATGCTAAAGGCGTATCAAGCAATACTCCGTATTTTCGTGATGTAATCATCAAGAATTGCGATATGTATATCGACAACTCAAATAACACAAGTTTCCCACAATGCGTGGGTGGTGGGTTGACTGATGACTCATCCGTTCAATTGCTGAACAATGTAATGCGGTCAGCACAAGCAGACAGCTATGCGAACCCAGTAGCATCTTGGCACGGATGCGCTTCGGGTGGCACATCGAGAATTGTTGCAAGTGGCAACTATTGTGTAGGCAAGGGTACTCTCCGCTTTAATCATTACGGAATTGCAACAGCAGAGGAAGCGACAAAATGCCTTGTTGACAACAATTCGCTTGGGTCTGCGGTTATTAACGGATATGAGAATCAAAGCACATATCCTAATGCAAATATGAGCGTGTATGGGTGGAACAATGAGATTAGAAGCTAAATAGACCTTTAAATCAGAAATGATTTACTAACTTAAAGGAACCATTTAAGTTAGTAATCAAAATAGACCATTAAAGCAGAACTGGATCTGCCCGCTCAGGTGGGTAACCTCCTTTCAAATATTCCTCATACGCATTAAAGACCGGGGTAGATCCTCGGCCTTTTTTGCGTGCCATAATATATATAAGTAGAAAAAAATAATTTGGTGCAACACTTGGTGCAACACTATACAGGTCAAATTGCGCCAATATACGCCATTAGAAAAAATGAAGAGGGCAAAAGAAAAACACCGCAATCTGTTGGAATTGCAGTGTTTTCAACTGGTGCGCGCGGAGGGATTCGAACCCGCGACCTACTGATTCGTAGTCAGCAACCAAACGCCGAAATTTCAACGGTTTCAGCCTCTGGTGCAACACCTTGTGCAACATAGGTGTTTATGAGGTCTGCTGCATTGTTGAATGCGGCCTCGCTCCGGTGCGTGTAGATCTGCGCGGTCACGGATATATTTTCGTGTCCCATTAGCTCTTTGGCTACGTTGATAGGCACTCCTGCAGCTTGCAGGTCGGTGCCGTATGTGTGGCGGTAACAGTACAGTGTAAGGTCATCCCCGACAGCAAACGGAGGAAGGACCTTGCCTTTGAAGGTCTTGCATCCTGCAGCCTTGTTCATCTCGTTCTTATAGGTTTTGAACATGCGCAGCATAGATGAAGAGGTATACATCCCGCCTTGTGTATTGGTGCATACCAGCATCGAGGTCCTCTTTTCATTCCTCAAACGCTCTGCCAGGACTTTCGGAATGGGAACGTCACGGTAACCTGCAGAGGTCTTCGGCAGCTTGACGGAGCCGTCCGACTTGAGCGCCTGTCTGACGTGTATGACATTATTCTTGAGGTCTACATTCGACCAGGTGAGCGCTGCCACTTCGCCAGGGCGGAGACCGCAGTACAATATGATCAGGACGAAGGTGCCCCCTCTGTTCGTTTCTGCGACCTGTAGCGTTAGTTTTCGCTCCATTTGAGTGATTGCTCGTCTCTTCTGTTTTTTCTTCCCAGAGGGCTTTTTTAAGCCTTCTGCGGGGTCCTTCAAAGTGAGGTTGTTGTAGTATGCTTCACGGAATATCGCTCTCACTATGTCATAGATCTTCGCTATGTAGCTGTCAGAGTATTGCGTCAATCCGCTCATTATTTTCTGCAGATGGACCGGTCTGACGTTCTTGATCTGCATGTTGCCGATAGCAGGCGATATGAAGTTATCCACAACTGCTTTTATATCCTTATACTGTTTTGGGTTCACGCTCGGCTTCTTGTATACTTCGAGCCATTCCTTCGCCCAGGCTGAAACAGGCATATTTTGCGTGATGCCTCGTTTGCCTTCCTCAAGGTCTCTGCGACGGATTGCAGCCTTCAGCTTTGCATCATCCTCAGTCTGTGCCCGGACATAATATCGCTTTCCCTCGAATGTGAATGTTTTAGTGACCATATCTGTCGAAAAAATCCCCCGGTTTAAAGTCAAGAACTTCAGATATTTTAACTATCAATGAAAATTTAGGTTCTCTCAAACCAAGCTCATAACGTCCGTAGGCAACTTGACTGATGCCTAATCTTTTTGAGACCTCTTCCTGAGTGAGTCCCATTTTTAACCTACGTTCCTTGATAAAATTCCCATATTCCACAGAGTAGTTATCCATTTTGTATCCCCTTTCGCAAAACAATGATATCACAAGACTAACCAAAATGGTGTAAAAATTTGAAAATAACGGTTGACAGCTAAACCAAAATGGTTTACTATTTGCACAAGGGGATTAAACCGAAACGGTTTACCACAATATGTTGAGAGGAGGAGACATGATAGACACAAACTATAAGCTGAGAGCCTGGATGGGCGCGAATCGCGTCTCTGGGGTCAAGATGGCTGAGAAACTCGGAATGCCATACTCAACCTTCAAGTACAAGATGGCAGGCAAGTCAGAGTGGACTATGTCCGAGATAATCACGATCATCGAGACCACCGGGTGCAAGTTCGATGACATATTCGAATATTTTTTTACCGTCAACTAAACCATAATGGTCTAAAGGTCGACTGAAAGGAGTGTGAAAATGTACAGGCTGATAGTCACAATGCGCAAGTTTATGAAGGTCGGGGAGGGATTCGACTATGTGGAAATCACAAACGAGTTTGAATTCGACTGGGAGACGCTGGTCTCGTTCCTCGGATGCTTCGTTGACAGCAGCATCACAAAGGACATCAAGTTCGAAATCAAGAAGATCGAGGAGGCATAGACATGAGAATGATAATCGCATGGGCAATCACAGCAGCAGCATGGGCGGGCTTCGGGTACTACGTTGTATACGCCGTGCTAATGGCATGAAGAAGTGGGATGTCGTGGGAGATATGAGAGCAGAGGTCGGAGCGTTCCCGAACATCACGCAGATAGCAGAGTACCTGCACTGGTCCCGCGACAAGGTTAGAACGCTGGTAGCTGGTCTCGAATATGTGGAGACAGGAAGAAGTAAACAGTATTTTGTAGTCGATGTAGTGAATCGACTGATGGAAGTGAAAGGAGTCAATTAATGGGAAAGCACGATATTCGCACTGCAACGAGCAGCGAGGAGCATCTGATGAACCGCATCAGAGAGCTTGAGAAGAAGCTGATATTCGCCAACGAGACAATCAAGAAACTGCAGGAGCAGTGCGGAAGAATGAGCAAGTGGGCGAGCGAGATCGAGGCAAACGCGCAGGATGCCATTTCGAAGAAGGATGCAGAAATCGCAATCCTCAAGGAGAAAATTCTGCAGCTGGTGAACGATTATGTCGTATAAGTGCCCTGAATGCGATGAGATCTTCGAGGAACCGGAGTTCACGGAGACCTACTGGGAAGACTACAACGGTGTCAGCTCATGGTTCGACAGCAGACACACAGTCACATTCGCAAGCTGTCCAAAGTGTGGCGAGGCGATAGACATCGAATATGACACATATGACGAGGAGACAGAGGATGATATTGACGGATAAAAAAAGTACGGCATTCCCGGAGGAAGTACCGCACCATCAGAAACTAATTAATGGTACACCTCCTGGAAGCAAAAATCAATGGCTTGCAGAGTTTCTGCTCGACAATATCGGAGGCAGAGAGCGTCCTCTGAAGAGGCCAAAGAACCCGAGCCTTGACAGAGAGCTGCGCGGGCTCATATCAGAGCGAAATGCGGCCGGCGAGGACATCATCATCAACAATGGCGAGGGTTACTACAGAGCAGGACCCGATGACCGTCCCGCAGTCTTCGAATACTGGGTAAAGGAGACGCACCGGGCGAAGGAGATCAAGAAGAAAGCCGACACGATGATGGCAACATATATAGCGATATACGGAGGTTACGAATAATGGCAATACCGGTTTTGATAATAGGAAGAAGTGGCTCAGGCAAGACCTACAGTCTGAAAAACTTCACAGCGGATGAGGTCGGAATCATCTCAATAGAAAAGGGAAGACTTCCATTCAGGTCTGACATAAAGGTTGCAAGGCTTCCAAAAGACCCTACAAAGGGTGAGGCGAAAGATGCAGCCATACTGAATGCTGCGAGGTATGCCTGGCTTACTCAGCTGATTCGCAAAACAGATAAAAAGGCTGTAGTGATAGATGACAGCCAGTATCTGATGGCTAATGAATTCTTTGAAAGAGCCAATGAGAAGGGCTATGACAAATTTACAAACATAGCAAAAAGATTTAGAGACCTTATCCATTCAATAAACGAGCTCGAGGAAGATGACAAGATAGTCTACTTCCTGCATCACTCGGAAACAGACACGGACGGACGAGAAAAGGTCAAGACCATTGGCAAGATGCTCGACGAGAAGCTGACAGTAGAGGGATGCTTCGACATCGTCATCTACTGCCAGGACCACAAGTTCTTTACACAGTCCAATGGTCAGAGCACAGCAAAGACTCCGGAGGACATGTTCCCTTTGGAGATACCGAACGACCTCAAAATGGTCGATACAGCAATAAGAGAATATTACGGATTGACAGGAGGAGAAAAATAATGGCATTCAGAAAACCAAAAGACTATGACGATGTAAGAGTAGGCGAGCCAAGAATATTGCCTGCTGGCGGATATATCTGCAAGATCCTGAAGGCGGAAGACACCGAAAGCAAGACCGGAAAGCCGATGCTCAAAGTATTCTTCGACATCGATGAAGGTGAATTTAAGGGATACTTCAGAGATCTGTTTGACGGATGGAAAGCAAGCGCTGAGGACCCAAAGACTGTTAAGTGGGCTTTCAATGGTACGAAATGGATTCTCTACTATGACAATGAAGGCAAAACAAACCGCGACTTCAAGTCATTCTGCACATCCCTTGAAGACTCAGGGACAAAAGTATGGATAAATGACACCTTTGATGTGAATGGACTCAAAGGTGCTAAGCTCGGCATCATCTTCCGCAGAGAAGAACACGAATACAACAATGCAAGGTCATGGCGTACTGCACCGATAGGTTTTAGATCCGTGAAGACCATTGAGGAGGGAACCTATAACATCCCTGCAGAGAAGCCACTGCCAGAGCCGGTGCTCACAGATACGGATTCGTTCGAGGCTCTCGATGAAGATCTGCCATTCTAAGGAGGTGCGAGATGGCTACGTTTTATAGCCTTACCGTCACGCCGCTGAAAGGAGACGGCACATGGGGCAAGATAGAGTTCAGCTCACCTTCAAAAGAACTGTTTGAACTGGTAGAAAGCATGGTCCACGCTGCTACAGATGCGACAAGCTGGCGCAACAGAGTGGAAGAGGTCCATATTGTGAACGTGCCGGATTTTGAAGATGAACAGTAGAGAAAAGGGCAAGCGTGGCGAGCTTGAGGTCGCGCACCTACTTCAGCAACACGGATTTGATGCCAGGCGAGGTCAGCAATTCAGCGGAGCCAACGGTGATGCGGATGTGGTTGGTCTCCCTGGCATACATATCGAAGTCAAGCGAGTGGAGAAGCTGAATATAGACGAAGCGATGGAGCAGTCGGTACGCGATGCAAGGCATGGGGAGATTCCGGTTGTTATTCACAGGAAGAACGGAAAGCCGTGGAAAGTGACGATGCTCTTCGAGGACTGGATAAAGGAAGTGGTGAGATAGTGAGCAAAAAGCCAAAAGGGTTTGTGGTATACGGCACGATCAGCGAAGTCTTAGACCGGCTGTCAGACGAGGAGACAGGGCGCCTATTCAAGGGCATGGTCAAATACTTTGTGGACGGTATCGAACCAAAGTTTAAAGGCGTTTTGGAGTTCATATTCATCCCCATCAGACAGCAGATGGACAGTGATGTCGATAAGTATGAGGAAAAGTGTGAAAGAAATAGAGCGAACGCCAATAAGAGATGGCAGACCAATGCGAACGCATACGACCGCATACAGTCGGATGCGATGGATGCCAATATAAATAAAAATATAAATATAAATGAAAGGGAAAGGGAAAGGGAAAATATAAAGTCGGCTGAAACCGACGATTCCACCGACAACTTAGTTTTTTTCAAAGGATTTAAGTAGGGAGGAGATATGACGAGAGAAGAAACCATCAGAATACTCGACCGCATATGCCGCCTTTACATCACTCAGGCAAAAAAGCTGACGGAGATCGAAAAGGCGTCGATGATAGACACATGGGTAGAGACATTCGAGTTCGATACATATGAAAACGTCAATAACGCTTTGAGCATATATGTGAGAGCTGGCAAGCCGTTCTTTCCGCAGCCGTCTGACATCATGAACATCATCGTTGCAGAGGAGAATATCCCGAGCGGTCAGACATTCAGCGAAGCGGACAAGCTGTTCAATACGCTCGCTAATATAGCCGATGTCCTTGCCAATGATAAGGAACGTATATCCATCATAGATCCGGGCGGTATCAGATGGAGCGATGAATATCAGAAAAAGATATACATGCACGCTGAGACCATAATCAGTACGAAGTCCTATACGCAGTATGACTTCAAACAGCTGCCTTATGAGATACAGGAATACGTTGAGGATATCGAAGGGCTGAGAAGCATCTGGGGCGAGATAGAGAGCAGCAGAGAGATGGCAAAGAAGCGTTTTGTGATGGCTCTGCCAGAGATCAAGGCAGAGATTGCAAGGAGGAATGATAAGACCTCCGCAGAGAATAAGGCAAAACTTGAGGCACTCTTTGCAAAGATGAACGACCGGAGGCGATGAGTTTGAAGCGTAGGTGTGATATCTGTGGCATCGAGGCGGACGAGCACTGGATGCAGTCATACAATGTCGGACGCAAAACGATATGGCTTTGCTGGGAATGCTGGAAAAATTCACAGTACGAGGCAAACAAGTCAGACCTCGCGAGGCAGAAGAAACTGTATCAGATACATAAGTTTAAGAAGAGGAACCGATGAAGGATTATGAACCGAGGCTCTGCATCATTTGCGGGGTCGAATACATACCGAGGCGAAGCGATCAGAGAACGTGCGGTTCTGAGGAATGTATGAAAAAGCGACAGCGGTTGAACCAGCTCGAATACCGCAAGAGGAACTACGCGAAGGTATTAGCTGATAACCGAAGGACAATGAAAGAACGACGGGAGAAAAAGAGACGAAAGGAAAAGCCGGACACGTTGGTTGCTGTCGGGTACGCTGAGAGGCAGATGGCCGAAACTTTGAAGATGGCCGGGAGGGTAAAAACAGAACTATGAGAGAAACAGAAGCTGACGGATATATCACAAGGGACACAGACCTGACAGAGCCAAAACGCACATGCTTTAACTGCGGGGCATATAAATATTTTCTCGATATTAAGCGATACAAGTGCATTGAAGGCCATATCATAGATGCTGCTGACTGGAGACAGAAATATTCAGTATGTGACAGATGGAGAAAAAAGAAATGATTTACAAGATTGTTGCACTCATTATCATCGCGCTGCTGCTGGTGATGGACTATGTAATGCTGGTTGTTGCAAGTAGAGCGGATGAACGTGCGGAGCGCTTTTATAGGAGGCGGAAAAATGAAAGAAGTAATAGTAAAGCTGACAAGTGACCACATAAAGGTCAAGGGCGGTGAGTATGTCAGGGACTATGAGCATGGAGAGTGGGAAAGAGTGTCAGCCGATAAATATGTACAACACGCATACCACTATTACAGATGTTCTGTATGTGGATATGACCATATAGGCAAGACCAACTTCTGTCCTAACTGCGGTGCGGATATGCGCAAGGAGAGTGAGTGATGAGAGAATGTAGTGAGTATGAGATAACAATCGAAAAATTACTGAATGTTGTTCACAGTTACACAGACCCTATACGCATCCATGTGATTATAGGTGACGCATGGTTGACTTGCGAAGAAGCAAGAGGTACAAGACGTTTACACGATTTCTATCTGACCAAGGCATACACTAAATATGATGATGAGGAAAAAGAGCGTTTGCTCAAGTATTACAAGGATGTGCCCGTGTGGAACATAACAGCGTGGCACGATGTTGATTGCCGAGAAATTCGTTATGGCATAGAAGCACGATGCCATTATAAGGATGTCAGAGAGGGGTATCTTGCCGAAAAAGCAGACCTAAAGAGAGCCAAAGAAAGAGAACGCAGAAAGAAGAAGAGAGAGCAGACGGAAAGGAGTAGTGAATGAAAAAGCTGTGGAAAAAGGTGACTCCGATACCAATTGAGTTTAACGGAAACGGCTATCTGTGGGATTGCACCAACTGCGGATATTGTCTGACATCAATACAGAAATATCCGACTTGCAAATGTCCAAGATGTGGAGCAACGGAGCAGACGGAAAGAGAGGGCGAGTGATGCCATACGAAGATGATTACAAAATGTGGCTTGAGAAAGCCTTGATAAGAACGAACCCCGATTGGGTATGTGACGAGATGTCCTACAATGAGTTTACTCACAATTGGTGTCACCAATATTGTGGAGAGGATAATGCTTATATAACACCGAAGTGTTTGCATATGTACTACCACCATATTGCAAGAGCAGACCGCAAGACCGAGAACAGTTCGGAAAAACCGAACAACTCAACTATTTCCAAAATGGAACAAGTTGAGGAC